TCATCCAAAGGATTTGGAGATACTATAAAGAAGGTGACAGATGCGTTGCAAATCCCCCAGTGCGGTGCGTGCAAGCAGAGGCAGCAAAAACTCAACCGATTGTTCCCGTACAAAGAAAAGACTAAAACTAAAGAGTGAGGTTTTTCCGGATACCATCCTTCACCGGGATCGAAGCGCATCGTGATGACGCCGATCGCGGGTCCCTTCGAGTAGTCGAAGGTTGCTTGCCGTACGGGCCGGGCGGCTTGCGCTCCGGTCCTGTGTGGGAAACTGTTGGGGGTGTTGAGATTGAATCCGAAACTGAGATAAATCAATTGAGGGCGGCTGATGACGGTAATGGAAACTCAGCACTATTTGTTAGTCGATTAGATCAGGTTCATGAGCTTGCAATTATATCAACTGAAAACACCGCTGTAAGTAGTTTTGGAGAAAATTACTCAGTTGTAGAACCTGTTGATTTGTATCGAGAAGAAAGGGCCTTTATTGCACCGGTTGGTAACCAACTGTATTCGTTTGGTGATGGTGACGGGGAGGCTGTGTTTATAGGTAAAAGTACAGATAATACGGGTGTTTTCCCGGATGAAGAACTGTATTCTTACGAGTGGGCAAAATTTCCAAACTGTAAATTTTTTGTCCAAGGTCCGAAAAAAACAATTTATGCATCTGGAAATCCTAAAAACCCTCTTCGGGTGTATATCTCAGAGCCAGCTAGTATAACTAACCCGAGAAAAGACTCTCCTTATTCAACGGAAGAAGCTGTTATAGATACATTTCCCGGAAGATTAAGTGTTGTTGATATTTTAGGATCAAATGCTGATTACATATCAGCACTATCATCGCGCGGCGATCAGGTGGTTGTTCATACAAATAAAGGATGTCATCTCCTCTACGCTCCGACCTCTGACCAAGCGGAAACGGGTTACAGAGTTGAGCAGGCACCTGCTACCAATTTCTCAGCAGCAGTCAGCTCGCAGGTTGTAGCTGGTGAGACAGGGTCTATGAATTTCTGGCTTGGGCACGATGGCCAAATTTATAAGGATGAGTCCGCAAGCCGTGGGGCGGAGGATGCAAAGAACTATGCTGACCCCGCACAGGTTAGTTGGAAATCTAAAAGTATTTGGGAAAAGGAATTACCTGTAGCCCTGCAAAACTCTTTTTCTGCATATGACAGACAATCCGGAATGTATTGGGTATTCGTAGAATCACCTGAATACCTAGACTATATTAAAAACACCCCTCCGGGAAGAGCCGTAAATCTTAACGCTAGGGCTCAGGAGCCTGTTGCGGTATCCGGTTTAACTACATCAGCTACTGAGCCAGAGGGTGCAAGCGATCTGACTTTATCAGTTCAATTACCGAAAGGTGTCGAAGATTTAAATGTTTTTACTCCAGTTCCGGCGGCTGTTAACGATCTTGAGGCGGATATTCAAGTACCTCAAGGCGCGCTAGACCTTGTTTTAGATACAGAAATTCCAGGCCAGGTTAAAAATTTAAGTTTAGCTGGCGAGGTTCCGCAGAGCGTTGATGATTTAGAAGTAAATACGGAATTACCCGGCGTCGCTGAAGATTTAGGAGTTATAATCCTGCCCGCTGGAGCTAATGATCTGACAGCAACTCCTGAATTACCAGGGCAGGTCAATGATTTGATTGTACCTTTAGGTATTCCAGGGCAGGTACCTAGTCTAACGCTTACAGTTGAAGCCCCCACAGAAGTCGGTATTCTTGACGCCAAGTCTGAACTACCTCCTAGTGTTTCTCTAGAAGCTACAATAGATTTCCCCGAACAGATTATTGAGCTAGAAGCAGGTGTTGAAGCCCCTGGTTCGGTAAGCAATTTAATCTTAAGTGAAAGATTAGACATACCCGAAAACACGAGTACCTCATTCCCCGAGCACTTACCAGAAGCTACAGGTGTAAGAATATCATGGGAGCGGGGTGCTAACTACCCAATAAAAAATGTATACTACGAGCTGGAGTATCACGGGAATCCCGATAATTTTGGTTTGGAAAATGCTCCGAACGGTATCCTTAATGAGCCCGGCATTCAGCGAATAATTACAACTCAAACTCAGCACGATTTTGTTAATTTATGGCAAGGGTCAATGTACGCTTTTCAAGTAAGAGCCCATTACGACGGACCTGAATATAGGTCTAGTGGGTTTGGTCAGGCGACATTTGATCAGGTCGGACCTAATACGGCAGACGCGGCGAAAACATTACGCGCTTTCCCTGAGCTTCCGACTGGCGTGCAAACTTTAGGCGTTAGTATGGATCAGACACCTGCAGTTGCACAAGAACTGGAGGCTGAGACTCAAGCTCCCGCAGTTGTCATAGGATTTGATGCGGTTTCGGAATCTGAACTTCTCGATTGTCGCGGTAATGATATTCACGATTGGGAAGAAAATAGTAATGGCGATCTTGTTGTAGCAGGAACAACCTCTGGTCTCGACAACTTCGGTGGAGATCCATTTAACACAGATAATATATTATTTGTAACAGCGGTTCGTGGGTGGAATTTTAGTCCATGGTATAAAGTATCTATGTCTGGAGACGGCTCTCAGGTTCCAACATCAGAAGCAGTTTATGACAGCACTGGAAGTGCGTTTTGGATTAATAAAAGCCAAACGGAACCGGCTCTAGGCGGAGGAGTAGCCCGTGGAATTGGACAAATTACAACTACATATTACGGCGGTGCTCAAAACGATCTTAACAATCAGTATCAATACTGGGCGAGTTTAGGCGGCTCGGTTACAGCTGATAACCTTAGCAATATTACAAATAACACGGGCTATCAATTTTTGAAAGCTAGGCCCAACAGCAAAGCTAGAACTTTTAAAGCTCAAGTAGGCTATGACCAAAATAGCCCCGGAAGCATACCTATCCGCTACGACATATATCTCTACCCTGCGACTGATCCTAATAATTGGATGCTTCTGTTTGTTCACGAGCAAAATAATGTTAAATATTACTATAGAAATACTACTCCAAATGCCGGAGCCTGCCAGATTACCGGTAAGTACACACTAGACTCTGCATATCAAAACTATGGGATGCCGCATGATTTTTATGTTGGCGTAAAACCATTCCGTTACGGTCGAAATGGTACGAAACGGGGAGGTGCATTTCACTCAGACGGTATCACTCCTTTTGCCTTGGACTTTCATGATAATCTACAACCTGAATACCCATAGGCAACCGATTGAAAAATTACTAAAAAATTAACAATATATAAACATGGCACAAATAGACTTATCTTGGACAGCACCCGATCCATCGTCAGGAGGTTCTCCTGATACTTATGAAATATACCGAGCTGCAGGTACAAAAAATGCGAGTGAAATTTACAGTTCTAGCAGCCCTTCTACTAATAAACTTGCAGAGGTGGCGTTCGGTACAAACTCTTATGACGATCAGAGTGTATCTTACAACACTACTTACAGTTACACGGTAGTTACTAAAAATGCAGCTGGTTACGGTCCCGCTGCTACGGCTGCTACAGCTAAAGCCTAGTTTTAGGCTAAAGTTAAAGTATGTGGCTCCGAAAAACTTCGGTAAACTAGTCACACTCCTGAGAGTAAAGCTCAGCGAGGGTTTTATTCTGCATTCACAAAACTAATCAATGACTTGTGAATTTATAACAGTAACAAATACGCTCAGTAATGGTATTTGCTCAGGTACATACCAGAAAACGCCTGATATTTTAGAGTGGATACAGGAAAACAATCCGACCTGTAGAGTTCAAAAAATTTGGAACGCTTCTGACAACAAATGGCAGTGGGTTTTTAGAGTTGTAGTGCCACCTGGGGCAGATCCGCCTCCAGGCTCCCAGAAAGCTATCTTATACAACGCACCTGCTACATTTACAGCGAATTTAAACACCTTTCAAGGTGATTTTCAAACTCAAGAATCTAGCCTGATATACTCGAATACCGTGTCTGACGGGGAGTTCAAATTAATTGACTACACTCCACAACCTGGCTCAACCGCTACTGTAAATATTCAAGGTTATTTCAGTCCAGATTTAGTAAGCATATCAACATCCGAAATCAAAACGGGGAGTAATATATACCCAAATCTAAATTGGAAGTGGTTGAGTGGTGATAACAATTTTCAAAGTGAAATAAAATCAATCACTTTTCTTCAAAACTTTAGTAATTTTGACGAAGGGAAAACTGATTCTGAAAACGCTCAAACGTTGTATGAAGCGCGTGTATTTAAGCTTTATGAAGAAATTTTTAGATTTGATGTAGGCCCAGGTTTTTCAAGCGTTTTAAATCATAATTTTACTGACTCAGGTATAACTACAAATTATCAATTCTCGGTTCAGGCTTCAGCAAATTGGATTACTAATGTTTGGCTGGTCGAAGATATGTATTCATGGGAGAGTGGGAGTAGCTGGTGGGATCTGTTTGACAGAAATAACGGACTAGGTGATTGGTCCGCAGGCTATATTCTCCCAACAGAAATTTTTACAGATACCACGGAGAATGAAACATGTCCGGCTAACTCTGATTGGAATGCTACCGGTTTAACGGTTTCCACGGGTGCTGATCCTGGAAATGGAGATGAAGATGGGGATGGAGATGGAGATGTAAATCCGCCCGAAAAAAGCCCCACAGATCTAACTCCTGTTATAGTTCAGCCCGAAGGAAACCCCGCAAATCTAACTCCTGTTATAGTTCAGCCCGCTGGAAGCCCCGCAGATCTAACCTCTGATATAGTTGATGATGGAGATGGAGATGGAGGCGGAGGAGGTACTGGTGTTGATCCTGGAGATGGAGATGGAGATGGAGATGGAGATGGAGGCAACGGTGCTGATCCTGACAATGATCAGGATGATCCTGGCGGCGATGATGATCCTGATGTTGATCCTGAGGACCCTGATGACGACGGCGGCCCTGATACAGACGGTGATGAAAATGATGTAACTGAACCCGTAGTAGGTCCTGTAAACTTGAGCTCTGCTTTCGTGGAGTGCAGTGTTCCTACTAGATACAAAGGTTTTGTTTTCGATCCGAGAACATCATCACTTTCCGGTCCTTTTGTTTCTCAAGATATCACTGCAGTTACAACCAAAGATAACTCGTCCGAGATGTACGCAGTAAATTCGGAAAATCAAATTTTAAGAACTGTAGTTACGGAGCTAAACAACACTTCCTACGCAAAAGCAGAAGACCCTTTTACAGATCTCACAACCCCCTTGACTAAGAATGGGGTTGTGATGTCTAAATCTGGAAAGGGTTTCTCTTATCGTAATAGATACAAAGCTGAACCTTTCGTAGAGTCGATTATCGGATGCGGTCCAGTAGAGGATCCTCTGTATTTTAAAGATGCTTATCTATCAATTGCTGAAACTAATTGGATTCATTTAGGAGATGAGCACAACGAGAAACAGATTCATCGTGTTGATATTAGATTCCATAAAAACTCAGTCGGCCACCTTTTCCTATATGTTCAAAACGATGACGGTAAGGTCAAAGGGCAGTACAAAGGAGCTATTAAAGAGCATGTAAAAGTATTTACTAATCTGAGAGCTAGAGGCATTCAGGTATGTATGATGATTGTAGCACATAAAGACTACCCATGGGCCATGAGAGAAATGGCCATAGGGCATCTTTACGGTAAAAGCTTCTAAGCAGCCCAGAGCTTGAGGATCTTTTTATCCTCAATCAAATCGCTGTAGAATTTATTCGTGGTACTCGAATCTGCATGTCGGCACCATTTCTGAGATGTGTACAGACTCTCAGTCGTAGATACATAACTGCCAAACAACTTCCGTAGTTCATGCAACGGGCTTGATCGATCCCAACCAATATCTCTGAGAAGTCCTAGCGCTTCTTCAAACACTGGTCTTCCGCTGTCTGCTCTGTTCTTGATCAGATAATCTTCGCCTGATGCGGTGTTTAGTATTTTTTTAGCTACAGCTTTATCACCCATGCTGTGACCTTGATGTCCTCCTTTTGGACGGAATTGTTTCTCCGCTTTCACGGTAACCCGAGCCTTTGACCCTTCAAGATCGAACCATGATCTTCGGCAATGGAATATCTCATTCCGTCTCAGTCCAAAAATTAAGGATAAGCCCAAAAGTGTATGTACATCGCCTGAGGTCGTATGCCAAAGGGCAAAGGTGTCATTAACTAAGGACATAGACGGAAGGACATAATCAGTACCCAACTTCTTATAGAAGTCTATGTCCTGAATGTCTTCATTAAAATCTATACAAAACCCATCATAGATTCTATGATTAAATATAGCTTTGGCGGACCGAAGCTTTGTATTGATTGTCCTTTTGCGAGATTGGATCTTTCCCTCATCGGTGAGCCCTGCAAGTGCGTGCATTTTATATCCATTTATAAAGCTCGCGTTTAACTCCCCGCAGTCAAAATCATCGACATTCTTTTCATTCGTTACTACGCGAACTATTCGTTTCAGAGAATCGATGTAATCCTTAACAGTCTTCTGGGTGATCCCCAGTGCGACCCTGTGATCATTAAGCCTCTGTTCAACATCCTTGATGGTTGGTGTCGGATCTTTCTCTGCGTTAAATTTCTTCTTCGCATACATCTCAATCACCTCATTTATAGGATAGAGCGTTTTGGCTGCACGAATCTTATCAGCAAGATCCAATGCCTGGCGTTTATCATATCCGAGCGGAAACCAATACTGCTTTCCATCGATCATTGGGCGATAGGCCCAAACTGCATTTTTCGATTTTCGCTGTATTCGCGTTCCAACACGGGAGCGGGCGCCTAATTGACGCATAGGTGGTGTGTGGTTCATTCGGTTGATGTAGTGTGTTTTTTTCATAGTGTCCAGTGTTTATGCGGGACCTACACTACGGGTAGTATTAATTTTCAAATTTTGAATCCAGCGCGTCTACCAATTCCGCCATCCGGGCTAAAGTGTTGTAAATTAATGACTTGACGAATGTAGTGCAAGCCTATACAATATGTATATTGGCGTTCTAACGCCTAATCGACGCATAGTAAATGAAAAAGTGGTTAGATAAACAAAAAGATCAAGAGAAGCATATGCTTGAGGCTGTAAATATTCAGGTTAGAGAAGTGGTCGAAGACCTAATTCCTCAAATCAGGTTATCAGCTTTAGAAAATGAAATGATGTCGGATGTACGACTAAACATTCACTTCGAGTTCAACGAGAAGAACACGGAGATCTGGAGTGAAGGTCAAGTCTCATTCCCACCGAAACAGTCGGTGTCGACAGCATTTCAAATAGGATATGGGGAAGAAAAAGAAAAACAAGATTCTTGACAAGCTGGGGCTAAGCGCTGACGAAGTTCGGACAGCGTTTAATGTAAACACACCCGAGGAGAAGCCTAAACCCAAAGGCTATCTTTTTAGGCATGACCAGATGCGAATGTCTAAACGCATGAAGCGTTGGGAACCTATGGTCTACGCCAGATTTCTTGGAGGTATGCACCCAAAAATAATTGCTGGTTGCCTTGGTGTAAGCGAAGAGACCGTAAGAGTTAGGCTTAGGGGCGCAGGGTTCTTTGTGAAAGACCTTAGAGTTTCTTAAACAAATCCCACTGTTCCTTGTAGCGCTCCGTCATTGACCGTGAATTCTCAATGTGGGGGTAAAACCATACTGATTTTGCACTAATTTCAAGACATGGAATTATGTACCATATGTTCACCGGTTCGACATAAGCTGCCAATATGTCGACTTTAGTGCAATCTATCGACGTTTTGGACTTTTGCCCTGTAGCTGCCAGAACTTTATATCTTTGCTTACCCGTGCGACCTCCCTCACGATACTCAGATGCAGTACCCTTGACCTGAACTTTATACAGCTTACCAGCCCCATTCTGAACAAGGCAATCGATAGGTAGATTGTCACCCGCCGGTATAAACAAGTCATAGCCCTTCTCCAGTATTTTGGAGAAGAACTTGTACTCGTATACTGTGCCTGCGGATTTATTTGCCATCTAAACCATCAACAACCCACCCGTACTGTAGTTTCTTAGATCGGGAAACCCATGGAAAGCCTTTAGATTGCATATGCTTTAAACCCCAGCCTAAGCTTCTAGTGGAAATATCCTTGAGTAGAATCTTATTAGCTTCATTTGCTCCGAGAACTTTAAGGAGCTCCGAGCAGGTGCCTTCCCAGAAATCTTCTTTCAATGTCTTTCTCCACATCTGCAAAAGCTCGATAATATGAGCAAAATTACTATTCGCTCCAGCAAGCTCTTGAATTTCCTTGTGAAGAAAGGCTTTTACTCCAAACCGAAGCTCAACGAGCTCCTGTGGAATCTCATAATCCAAAAGCCAACGGGCAAAGGCCGGAAGTTCAGCTTCGGCTGTCTTTTTCGTCTTAGAGTTAAAAGCGTAGCCATCATTACACTTAAAAAGCATAAGCTTATCCCGTATACTCATGTCCAAATCTGGGAGAAGTCTCATTGATACCGGGTCATCATTGAGAGTAATGCTAATTCTTCCTCGCCAATAAGCTCTACCAGATTTCTTAAACTTACCTTTTATCAGAAATGTGTCATTTGCAGTATGCTCCTTGAGCCTCGCAGTGAACGCTGTATGCATCGCGGTTGATGCTGTAGGTGCTTCGTCATCGACTAACCAAGCCCCAAACTCAAAGAGGTGTTCTGTCCAATCTTCCTTCCCAGTAAGATAATCGGAGGCTTTAATACCACCGCCGAGCAAACCACCAAGAATTACATTGTTGTATAGAGTCTTTCCGCAATTAGGAGGACCGACAAGAAAGTGTGCATGACCTTTTTCTGGCTTACCTTCGTACGCATTTGCGTACGCGTATGCTAGCCAAGCAAGCTCATATTTAAGCTGCTCCTCTCCGAGCATGTGCTCCATCCATTCAGCAATTATTGGAAAGTGCTCACCCCAGGAACCACTATCATTACTTGGTGCCAATGGTCTAATCTTTGCGGTGTTGAAGTACAATCCGTTCTCATGATTTACAATTCTCGCCTTTGTAAAACAAAATGGGATACCTGCATCAACTCTTTTGGTCGTATTTACCATATGAATAGCACGACGGGCTTCGGAAACATTCTCATGCCTTCCAGGTCGAGCCGAGAGGCTATAGCGGCATTGCAGGTCCAATAAGGTGTCTTCCTTGCTGTTGACCGTGTAACCGCCTTTCCCGTCCTCTATGAAGTAGTTTCTGCCATCGAACCAATAATTCTTAATAGCCTCACCTATCCGGCCAACTTCGAAATCTCTTACGAAACCTGTGCCTAGGATTTCTCGCCATGAATAGAAAGCCTTGGCCATGTTAAACACTTGCATGCCGGTCTCTCTGACAATAGCTGAGTCTACAGATTTATGGTTTCCGCCTGGATCCCAGAATGTCGGTCCTCGAACACCTTCTTTAAATTCTCCAGGCCATTTATGATTAGGAAATAATCTTTTAACTTCCTCAAATACAGTATCCAGCGGAATCTGCGCATCGACTCCATCAAAATCTGATGAGCGAGATTCTTCGTATTGCCAGTAATGGAGAAGCTTTAAATCGATTTTAGATTTAGGGCTGACAGGTCTCCAATCGTGACCTTGTAGAAGGTAATGCTGCTTTGTGAAATTAGGCTCGTCGAATCCTCGGGCAACAGCATCTCTGCCTGTAAGCTTCAATTCACCAGCAACTCTCTTAAGGAATCGAGTAGTATTCTTGGGAGAATGTAAGCAAACCTTGCCTTCAAACAACCAAACAGCGTGTATCCCTCCCGAGTAGCTCCTGCTAATGTAATTTACCGGGTGCTCAAGGTCGATCAAACGACGAACAATGTCTTCATACTGCTCGTCAGTAAAAGTTGCATCCCAATCCGCACAGACGCCATGCAGACTATGCATTGGATTCTGATTAGATATCCGCTGATTAGGATCCACACCCTCTGCGGTTGAATAAGCACAGTACTTGGTCCCCGGTAGTTTACACCAGCTTTTAAAAGCAGCTGTGTTCTTAAACTCTGGAAGCTCAAACTCTAGCTCCCACGGTTTCCTCTTGAATATCTGTGTACTACTTAGATTTGGAATCGTGAACAAATCCATACTATATTATCTCCTCCATTTGTCGGGCTACTTCCAATTCGAGATCGGACTCATAGCACGATATGTTTCTTATTTTTCCATTAATTAAATCTTCACTAACACCCGCTTCTGAAATATGGGTGTCACCATCAATATTCCTCTCGCGCTCAACATGTATCACCGCTCCTCGCTCCCTAACAAATCGTGCCTCGTTATCAAATCGAACATCATCGATGACATAGTTAGTTTTAGGTTTGAGTTGCTTGCGAAGCGCTTGAATCCATACATCTCCAGAGACTAACATTCTGCCCCACTCTGTGCCAAGCGACTGGCAGAGCTGTCTTGGACTTTTCCCGTACTCATCAAGAGGAATTTCCTTAAATACAGGATCGTTCAATTCCGCATCACCAAGCCCCAGAACACGAAGCATTTGCTTAATGGGAGTGGCAAATGAGATTAACTCATAATCATGCAACCTGTTAATTATTTTTGCTACGGTGCTTTTACCGCAACCTTTTCCACCAGCTAATCCAATTATCATTTCGTGTACTCCTTAGTTATGATTGCCTCACTATCGAGCGGAACATCTTTCATCCAATTCGGTCCCTGTTTCATGATCTCCTGAATGTCAGCCTTGGCGTGCAAGGCCATATCTTCATCTACTTCAATGACCACTTCATCGTGGACATGAAGAACGATCTTCTTTCCAGCCTTTTCAAGATTAGTCATGATGAATCCAAAACAGTCACGGGCGGTTGCCTGAACTGCATTCTGGAAAAGGTTTGCTCCATATTGGTAAACCCTACGCAACAATCCTTTCTGTGTTTTGCATGTTACCCCGTCGTGCTGATGTTGACACGAGAAATACTGCAAGGTTCTGCCACTAGGAATCTCAAAAGAGAAATCGTCACCCTCAGCCGCTGCCATCTTGTACTCCCTGTCGAGCTTCTTCCACATCGCTGTTATCTTTGGGTTCTTGTCACGAAAGTCTGAGACCTGGATATATGCATTAACCCACTGCCTTCTCTCTTTTTCAGATAGGGTAGGGTATATTGATCCTTTACCGGGTTGATAAGTGTTAGCGAATTCCTGAAAGCGAATCTCATCCTTACGAGAAAATCCCATGTCTAGAATCTGCTGTTGCCCGTACTGAGCTACAGTCTCAGCAAACTTGAACCAACCGGAGCCGTAACCAAGCTGCAACACACGAACCTTCGAAAGCAGATAAAGCTCAGGATCTTCGTCCTTTAATTTCCCGCCTGCCCATCCCATGGTCTGCCGAGCATGAGCTTCGTAAGGACTCATACCTTGCTTGATTAATTTCAGGAAGTCCTTATCACCCGATATAAATGCTGTAAGTCTAGGCTCGATCTGCGAAAGGTCAGCAACGACAAAGGTCTTGCCCTCAGGTGCAGAAAACATGTTACGGATGTTGACGCCATAACGGGTCTCGCGAGGTAAATTTTGGACATTAAAACCGGCGTCGCCTGACCATCTTCCGGTAGCATCCGCTCCGAAATATTTTAGATTGTATGACATTCTGTTATCGTCGGTCAGTCTATCCTTAATATTCTTCATGCGGGTCAGATGCATGTTAAGCCTGTTGTAATTCTGCATGGCTGAGACAAACTTAAGTTTACCCCCATGCTCTTTAATCCATTTCGCTAGCTCAGGGCTGTCCTGAGCCATTGACTTAGGTGGTTCAACACCAGCCTTACGGCACTCCAATGCCATCGCCTTTTTCGAATAAACTACATACTTCTTCTTGGTGTCCGGGTCGATCTGATCATACCAAGGCAGGTTTTTCTTCACCTCGAACAACTGTTCCTCCAAAGCATTGATACCATCCCTGAGTTTATCGTAGTCCACAGGAATGCCGTCCCATGCCATCTGCCGGGTCATCTTAGATAATTGGCGTTCGGTCTCAGGCCATTGGTCGTAGAGCTCCTCAAATATCTGATAAGTATATTTCGAATCGTCCAATGCGTACTGAAGAACAGCTTTGGATTCATCCATGGCAATCATGTCGTCCCATGTTTTACCCTTCATGTTTTCACGAACTTCCTTGTCCATGTCGGCGTTGAGGATAGCTTTGGCGGCTCCCTTCAGATTTCTCTGGTACTGAAAATATACGCACATATCCGCGGTACAGATCCACTCGACTTTAATGTCGGGAATGATGCCAAGCTCAACGCATTTCTCGAAACAGCGTTGGTCAAAAGACGCGTTGTGGGCGATAAATGTGTACCCGTCTAACTTCTTCCAATCGGGGTACTCTTTAGTCTGTCCAACATAGCTGATCTCAGGGTTCCATAAAGAAACAAGATAGGCGTCGAACTCGGGGTGATTGACATATTGGTAGGTACTCTGACCTACAATTGAGTAGTCCTTTGAATAAAAGGTCTCAAAATCTAATGCTATATATTTCATAAACTGTGGTGGTGGTGTGTGGTTGGGCGTGGCGATCGAGCGCCGAGGGAAAAAGTCACTAAACCCTCGACGCTACACACCACGCTAATTATGAGATTAGCAAAATTCTGATGCTAACCAGTTGACGAATTTCTCGTCGTGCTTCTTGCCGCGAACAACTTTTGGTCCGTGGACAGCATTTCCACTGAACACTCTCTTCTGAGTGGTCAGGAGAAATGAGCCGTTGCGAAGCCCGTTTCTGTAGTAGGTGCCGGCTGCCGTGAGAATCGGTTTAGCCCCGCCTTCGTAGGCGGTCTTACGGATTCGCCACATAGCGATGGCATAATGATCCTTGCCGAAGTTATACGGGAACACATCCTCGTTATCACCCTTAATGCAGACCAAGGCGTCAGCTAATGGTTTCCAATCGGGCTGAACCCAGTTCTCACCATCACGGTGACCCTGTGTCGTCCCCCCGATCTTCTTCTGCTCTGCCGGCGTTACGATTCTTGGGATTTCTCCAGATCCGAAGGGAATATTCTCCTCAAAGAATTTACCGATCCTTAGAACGGTGAACTCAACCGGTGTTGTCCCGTCGCTGATTTCGTGCTCGGCATCAAGAACGATTGCTCCTTTCTTGAAGTTATCGCTAAGCGGTCCAACTCCCTGAGCTATTGCTAGCTTAGGAAATTCAATGTCGCTTGCATCGATGTCTCCGATTACACCCGCGCCGGACACCGCCAATGCCCCCGATGTTGGTGATCCCTCTATGATATCTCCAGTAGCTTCTACTACTGCCGTTTCGTCTGTCTTTGACTCTGATAATGATGATTTAGCCATCTTGTATCCTTTCTGTCTTTTGGTTATTGTTTTGCGAGTGTTAACAAATGTTATACACTCAAGATAAATTTTTTGATTTCCTAAGATAAGGAGTCAAACTCCGTTCTTCTTCGGACAAGATTACTCCTGCATCCTCAAGGGCGTTGTCAATCTTAGCCCTGGCGTCCTTCTTCTCACCCCGTGGAAGTTTTTCAGAATACGCTTTGCCCAATGCAGTCGGTGTAACATTACACGCATTCATAAACTCTTCTGCACTGAGCAAATGCTCCACCGCATCGAAAGCAGCCTGACTATCACCAATCTTTGCGGTTGCTGTTCTGAAGTGAAGATCGTATCCGGGAATCTCCAGACCTTCATCTGTTGCAAGCTTTGTCGCTTGCTTCTTCGCAGCCTCTGCCCACTTGTCTACCACGCTGGCTACATTAAGCATCTTACCAAGAACCTCAGGATCCTCGATCTCAGCCGGAGAATAGCTGCCCCAAAGATTTAATTCAAAATCATCTACAGTCTTCGCATACTTCTTAGCAAGCGGTAGCATCTTATCATTCAAGGCAGGGCAAGATAGCTTGTGCTTACAGTATTTACAGCCCTCGGTGTTGGGGATCCGCTCCGCATCTGAAAGCATGGCCTTACCAACAATAAGACCGATGCGGAGACGGATCCCCTCCATGTCAGCACGAGTGAAATCAGCAGTAAAAACCTCATCCCTTCTTGGAATGATAAAATGAACGGTAGCGGTCTCGAGCTCTGGAAACTTATCCATTACGCCAAGCAAATATGCCTGACCCTGGATATTAATTTCCGCATCATCGATCTCACCGCGACCAAATTTAAAATCTACTACATCGACATGAGTCCCTCTTATGACGACGCGATCTACTGTTCCAAATACACTACTCTCCATCCCACACACTCCTATGTTCTTGAAGAAACTTCATAAGATTCCCGTTCATTTTGAACGCATATATAGGAACCTGCTCGAAATTAGTCTCCACATAAATTGAGTCACCCCGCCTGATGACATTTCTTCCAACAACCTTATCTCCAGAGCCGAGCAGTTGAAGCTCGCGCCACAGAGGGGTCTCGGTACTTTGTCGAATCTTTCCTTCTTTAATCTGATCCATACCCAATCTCCACACGCAACTCTTTGAAAACTTGATCCGCCTGATCTTCCAAAGGTTTTAAATAATCCAAACACGATACGACATGTCGTAACTGCTCCTCGTTAAGCTCGGTGAGATCGCCAGTCTCAGCCGCGGAATGAAGCATAGTCCCTTCCTCCGCAAAGATGTTGGTCTCATTACTACTTCGATAGCTCGGGCAAATCTCCACGTATTTTAATGTGCTCGGCCCAAGCGCATGATGTTGTTCCGGGCTACTCATCGTCAAATGGACTCTGCTCGAGATTCCATGTATCCGTTTTAATATACCAATCTACTGTCGTAGGGTGAAAACCTGAGGACACAAGCAATCCCTTGATTGCATCTAAACAGGTATCGAGACTAGAGTCCTGCTCCAGCTCAACCGTAAAAGTTTTTCCAAAATTACTCAGTGATATCTTCATCAATCTCCTCCTTGCTTTCTACGAATGCCTTTAATCCTTCGCGGACTGCTATGTTGGTAAAGTCTTGATCCGATGCGACTTCCTTACCCCATTTGGCAAGCATGGCATAGGCATCATCATCCATCTCAAGATCCCATTCGACATAAGGAACCTCGCGCTCCGCAAGGATCCGAATAGTCGGTAGATCTTTAATCTCCTCCGGGCTACTCATTAGAAAGGTCGTTCGAGGTCGTTCGCGTCCACTAGATTTTCTAGGTTCTCGTTTGTATTAACAAGGCCGTCACGCAAAGTAAGTATAGCCTCTTGCACACGCACCATAGATTTTTGAAGCGTCTGTATCTGCTGAGCTTTAAAGGAGAGCACAAACATCAAACTTTGCTCGCGATCAAACCCTAAACTCATGACTTCAGCTAGCAAATCTTCAAGCTCTTTAGCTCCTTCCTTTAAGTCTTGAAAATCTTTTTCGGGCAGATCCTTGAAACTAGATATATGCTCTATTTTGTCTGTTTTGGGTTCGGGATCTTGCTCAGGATCCTCGAAAAAATCGGGATTTAATCTCATAATATTATTGGGTTATGTGGGTTGGTGTGTGGTGTTATGCAAATGTATAACACTTGCGCGCGAAAAAGAAAAGTAAAAAATCAAAGAAAAGGTCTTTTCGGTTTAAATTTCTCCTCACGCTTCTTGGTCAAAAGTCTTTGGATTAAAATCAAAGGTCGTAGGATGTAAGGTATTAGTTTTCTCATAATAAAGGATTCATCTCATCATCATTAATGAGATCTATGTTGTTTAGTTTTTTACGGACGAGACGGCAGACACGCATCTCCACAGTTCCTTCCGCGAATATAATTTTTTGGACGGCAGGGCTCTTGGCTCCCGCCCTGTGAATCCGTCCAAGTGCTTGTTTCAGATCAATTGCGCTAAAGCTCGGTGAAATCAGGGACACCCGAGGATGCTTGCCGTTAACATCATGAAGGCTCAAACCTGTGCCTCCCGCTTGTGTCGTGGCCAGACATATCCGGGACTCATCTTTTTGAAATCTTTTAACCTCAAGGTCTCTAGCCACCCCAGACTGAGCACCTGTAATTACACTGATTTCGTGAGTTCCAGACAGCCTACGAAGCAGAGCCTCAAGCGTCTCCCTAAAATTTACAAATATTACTACGGAGTTATCAGCCTCCAATGCATCACGGGCGAGCTCTTCAAGGACAGGAACTTTTAATAGCTCCACCTCCTGCCGAGCCCGAAGCTGAAGAGTTAAAGGGTTATCATCATCTGATTTCTTACTCTCAATCTCTTCAAGCTTAACCCATAGATCGTGATAAATTTTCTCAATCTCGTTTGTCGATCCGACATCATAGCCCTCAGGAATAACAACCCCATCAGGAAAGGAGCCGGGGGGCAGATCGGTGATCTTTAATCTGCTCCCCCGTCCTTCTTTGTAGATGTGATCGTGGATCCTTTTAAGTGCGGACTTGTTTCCAATAAACTGAAGCCCGCCAAAGGTTCCACGCTTACATCCGTTTTTGAGGCACCAATTCCACCAACCTCTATCATCATGCATCTCTAACAGATAACCTAGAGCACGCATCTCAACAGGGGAGTTGCAACTGGTCGCACCTAAAGACAGGGTGATTAAGCCTCTGCTTTTAGCCGCGATCATCATCTTTGCGTTCTCGCTCTTCGCGCCCTTGCATCGATGATCTTCGTCAAAAATTAAAAGTACACGCTCAGGGTGCAGAGTCCAGACTCTCTGCGACCCCGTGCGTTTATAGTACTCTGTCTTACCACGAACCAGACTTTCGTAGTTGTAGACATAGTTAGTGGAGGATGGAAAAAATTTCTGTATCCACTCTTTCCAAGACGGGACAACGGACTTAGGGCAAACGACAAAGGGTGTAAGCCCTAGGTCTTTGGCCACAGACAGTGCGACAACCGTTTTACCAGTGCCCGTATCCGAACCGTCCTTCGCATATCCAAATACAGTAAGCGCATCCGAGAGCTTCCTCGCATGAGCCTCCTGCCAATCAAATAGCTCAGGGCATGTAGATTGTTGCTTCATCGTTTCCACCTAATAACATCCCCATAAATTCTTCTTTAGTAACCCCCTCGCGCTTGCACATGATATCAAAAGCGCGCCACATTTTGCGTATACCTGTTTCCTCAATCTGACGGACACGCTCCCGAGTGACTCCCATAACGGTGCCAACCTCCTCAAGGGTGTAAGTCCGCATACTGTCCGGATCATACACATGCTCTTCTCCATTAAACAACACAGTACGCTCACCACGTATAAACTCAGATAAACGTACATCGGCATTAGTCTTATCTTCTTTCGTGTTGTTAGGAAACGGTAAGGGCGGTTCCAAGTATTTTTCGCTTAAAGTTTTCGAGTCCTCGGATTTTGGCACGCGCTTCGAGGAGCTCTTCTTTGACGAAGAGGAGCTCTTTGAATTTTTCCTGCGAACACTCTTTCGTTGTGAAGCGATGTCCGCAACCAGGGCATTCGCGTCTTCTTTTGACCGCGTCATAATACACCGTCTTCCGTGTTTCCAATACCTCGGTCTTGCTCTCGCATTTCGGACAATTCATTCTCCGCCACCTTCCTGGCTATAAAGCGAATGTCCGCGTCCTCCGAGCTCAGCAGAGCTGTATGCTCGTCTATGTAAACCGAGGGCTTCTTCGATTGTTTTAGGGCTACCAAAGCCCCCTCTAATTTTGCTAGCCTCTCTAGCATTCCATCCATTGTCGTTTGCATTTGTTCTATTATGTTGCCAATCTTCTGCGTCATAGGGGCAGTCCTCCATATTTTTGTAGTGATAAATTTTGTCGTATCGTGCAGCGCCCCCTTCAACCGGGGGCTTACTGCACGCACACAACACCAGGAATGACACGATGGTCATTAACAGTATAAAGCTAGCTAAAGTCGCGTTCCGCATCGTTGACCCAAACATCCTCAAGCAATCTATCTAGCACTAAAATCATATGCTCCTTAACAAGCTCACCCGCCAATTTGCGGTCGTCAGCACAATCATGAAGCGCACTATGATGCAAATGACCCAACCCCGCAGATATTAAACTGTCTATGACAATATCTTGCGAGACCTTCCCTTGCATCTCCCTGAGCAAAATCTCTAAGCCATCGTGAAAAAGCTTTGCCTCTTCAGTGACTTCCATTACCGGATCCATTTCTACAGTCATCATTTCCTCCTATATATGTTGTGTTACGCGGTCCTCATTCGAATCCGCAGTTGTTTGTGGTCTCTGGTATTTAAACTTCTCGTCCGTATGATCGAGACGGCTGTCGAGCCTACCGATCAATCCACGCAGGACCTTGACGGTACTCTCCAAATGGATTACCCGATCCTTTAGCTGTTCAATAATTTGACTTTCTTTCATAATCTTTAGTGGTGTGTGGTTTGGTGTGTGGTTTTTAAATCCCTCCCCCTAGTGTTAGCGCACCGGAAGGAGGGATGGTTAATTGAAACTAAGTCTTCAATGAATCACAATGTTATACACTCGTCAAACATTTTTTAAAAAAAGTTTTAATTTTCTTCTTTTTCTCTCGCAAGCCGCTCTAACAAAGCTCCTCTGAGCCCAGCCTGCAAAAGATCAAGCTGTCCAAAAACCTCAGATCCAAACTTTACGATCTCATCAAGGAGCGGATCCTCGATGTTTAATTCCAAATGGTAGGGGCGATCTGCTCCTTCACCATGCTCAATCTTTACTACATCTATGGTGCCGATTATCTCATGCCCCTCATTATTATATACCTGTACTTTCATCTATTTAAAAGCGTCTCCAACGCCATTGCTATTGTGGTAATTATGAAAAGCCATACGAATAGCTCTATCATCAAAGGTTTTTATAGTAGTTCATGATCAGGACAGCATCCGCCGTCGCATTCGTGATCTTCAGGTCAGGGTACAGCCGGATGGCATTATCCTTAAGCTGACGCTTCCGGGCTGTGTATCCCATCTTAGGCTTCAACCCCACCAATCCTTTCTGCCAAATCTGAGGCTT